CGACGGCAATGTCGAGAAAGCCCTACGGAAATTCAAAAAGAAGATACAAGAAAGCGGAAAATTACAAGAACTCCGTGACCGGGAAAGCTATGAAAAGCCCAATGTCACACGCAAGAAAAAGAAAGCCGCTGCCAAAAATCGTTGGCGTAAAACTCTAGCTCAACAGGCCCTGCCCAAGCGACTTTATTAATGGATGACAAAGACATTCTCGTATTTGATTCCACGGACACCGGAATCACTGTTGATCTCGCTGATTCTATAACCATTGACTTTTCCAATTATGGTGCCGCACAGCCTTCCTACACAGTATCGGGTCTTGACACTATAACCATTAACGGATCCAATTGGTCCACTGATTGGATAGCAGAACGAGAAATCATTGATCAACACCACGAAGAACGGCGCATACGCGACACCCATCCCGCTGTTCAACATGCATGGGAGCAATACCGGATCATGCTGAATTTGGCGCGAGAGGACGAAAAGTCCGAAGAAGATCCGCAGTAAGCATTGACATCTGCCAAATAAAACTGTATAAATACACTTGTAGCGCCGATGGTCGGGCTACACATCAATTGTCATAAACTTGCTTAATGAAAGGAGAAAACTATGACACAATTTACTTTTTCCACACTTGATATTCCGGCTCTGCATCGCCATGCCATTGGATTTGATCGCATGTTTGAAGAGTTGAATCGCAGCTTTGCCAACAGCAAAGGCAGCGACAACTATCCTCCCTACAACGTGATCAAGCTCGACGACACACACTACGTGGTCGAAGTGGCTGTTGCCGGGTTCGCCGAGGAAGAGCTTGACATTGAGTTCAAAGACGGTGTACTGAGCGTGTCGGGGGAAAAACCCAAGTCCGAAGGTGATACCGCAGAGTACCTCCACAAAGGTATTTCAGCTCGCAGTTTCCTGCGCAGATTCACTCTGGCAGAAAATGTCGAGGTGCGTGCAGCCACCGTGAAAAATGGTGTGCTGAGCGTGGCTCTCGAGCACGTGGTACCCGAGGAAAAGAAGCCCAAGAAAATCGCGATTACCTTCGCGAAATAACTTGAGCATTGGGTGGCAATAGCCACCCAATTTCATTAAATATTCAAACACTCATTGAAGATCAATATGACAGATACCAAGACCGAAGCCACTGTGAAACCGCGGATTGATCCAGACCTCTCTATCAAAGAACCACCACTGTTCCGGGTGATCTATATCAATGATGAAACCACCACTGTTGAATTCGTGATAGAGACTCTCCGATCAATATTTGATTACAGCGAAGAGCAAGCCGGAGAAATCACGATAAAAATACACAAAGATGGTTCTGCTGTGGTGGCGGTATTACCGTTTGAAATCGCCGAACAAAAAGGCATAGAAGTCACTGTACTTGCCCGCAACAACGGATTTCCTTTACAAGTCAAACTCGAAGCCGAACAATGATTTTCAATCACATCAAAGACCTCAAATCCCAAGGCAAGAGGATCGGTATAACCTTCTCTACCTTTGACATGTTGCATGCCGGTCATATCGCCATGTTGGCCGAGGCCAAAAATCACTGCGACTATCTCATCGCTGGCTTACAGACTGATCCCACTATCGATCGACCCGACACCAAGAACCGGCCGGTGCAAAGCATCGTAGAACGCCAGATACAGTTAGCTGCTTGCAGATACGTTGACGAAGTGGTAGTTTATCAGACTGAGCAGGACCTCGTAGACTTGCTGTTGATACTCCCGTTGGATGTGCGTGTTTTGGGCGTGGAATATGCCGAAAAAGACTTCACTGGACGTAAAGAATGTCAATCTCGTGGCATTGAAATTATCTTCAATGGTCGTGATCACTCGTTTTCCAGTTCGAGCCTGAGAAAACGGGTAGTGGCCGCCGAAAGCCATAAAGTCTTGACACAATCAAAATAATAGCATATAATATCCATTATGGATGTGATGCTTGATCTCGAAACGCTAGGAACTCGCCCGGACTGTGTGATCTTGACTCTGGGTGCTGTCAAGTTTGACCCCTACACCTTCAAGGAGCCTGGCCCAGGCTTGTATCTTCGAATCGACGCCGACGAGCAGATCGCCCGCGGCCGCGAAGTGCAGGAGGACACCTTGCAATGGTGGATGCGGCAAGACGAGACTGTGCGTGAGGAAGCCATTGGCGAGAACGATCGAGTCTCAGTCGAAGACATGTATAAACAATTGAACCGTTTCCTGGTAGGTGTAAATAACATATGGGCGCAAGGGCCTGTGTTTGATATCGCGATCCTTGAAAACATATATCGCCAGTATGGTTGGCCTACTCCGTGGCAGTTTTGGCAGATCCGAGACAGCCGCACGTTGTTTGGGGTCCTGGGCGATCCAAGGGCAAAAGGCCGAGTGGGACACCACAATGCCCTGGCCGATTGCGTGTACCAAGCACAGGCTGTCCAGCAAGTCTATCATGAACATAGCATACAACCACGATGAATTTATTCCATCCCAACAGTGACAAGAACAAGTTTGGTTACTATGAAGTTGGGGATTACCGCACCTATAGCAAGTATGACGCTATAGTAGTGGCCGAGCAACAAGGAAAAACACCGACCTGGAATTTCAACGATGCAGTCTTTTCTTGTTACGATTGGACGCGAGAACCTGCTGAATCTTTGCAGGAACTTTATCGTCGCCGCGCTGAGCAGCTAAGGAACAAATACGATTATTTGGTGTTGGCCTTCAGTGGTGGATCTGATAGTCATAATGCATTGATGGCATTTATAAAAAATGGTATCCACATCGATGAGTTAATGACCTATCATACCTTCGAAGGTAATCGCGGCGATCGAGATTCGTTCCAGAATGCCGAAGTCTGGAGAGTGGCCAAACCCTACGGAGAATTATTACAGTCAAAGTATCCTGGAATCAAACATCGATTTATTGATCTTACTCCTTATCAATTTCAATTCTGGAAAGATCACCCCGAGGCCAAATTTGATTTTGTTTACTACGGCAATGCCTGCGCCAGTATACAAAATATCTGTCGAGCCGATCTGCGTCTTTATATCGACGACTATCGATCGATGATTGAATCAGGAAAAAAGCTAGGTATAATTTTTGCTGTTGATAAACCCGAAGTGAGATTTGAAAACGGACGATGGCAAGCTTCTTTCTACGACATAATTGATCATAGCGTTCCTCCGATACAACAGATAAACAACCGAGAAACTGATCACAGCGAGTTTTTTTACTGGACGCCAGATCTTCCTGAACTCGTGATCAAACAGTGCCATGAAATTAAAAAATATCTACAAGATCCCGAAAACGTAAAAAAAATCAATCAGTTTCCAAACATCAATCAGTGGGGATACGAAGTGACAGAGTCTCATGTCTGGTATGACCAACGCCGGCTTACCAATGATCAGCTCAAGACTATATTATATCCCTATTGGAGCCTCGACACGTTTAGCATTGAAAAAAGTCCCACTGGCATACTTTTTTCCAAGAGGGATGAATGGTTTTATGGGACCAATTTGGAACAGACTGAAATATATATGCGTAACGCGGCCAAGGTTTTGCAAATTGAAAAAAAATGGTTTAATTGGATCACGATTAAAAATGACAATTACAAATCATTTGAAGGTATGCTTAAAAATTTTATCTATCCGAGGCAATCAGAATTCAGTGTGTTTTTTAAGAACAAATCCAACGAGATAGTGTTTCCTAAAAATTACAAAGTATTTAACACCAGGCAATATCACATTGGTTAGATACAGAAAGATTAATCATGCAGATAATATTCCATAGACACATTGCCGAGGAACTCAGGAAGAGATATACTGTCTTGGATCTCGAGGAGTTTGACGTCGAAGGCCAAAAAGTCGAAGCTTTTTGTGTGATCCCTGCAGAAAAAATCGGCCTGGGTGAAATGTGTTCATTGGAGCAAAATATGAAAAATCATGCCGATTTCGTTGCCCATGCCAGGGCTAAAAACTACGAAGCTTGTTGTGCTCTTGTTGATGATCTCTATGGCAAATTTGGTGGAGAGTTGGATTCATTTTACAATGAGATCATAAGCCGAAAAAACACATAAATACCAAGAACAAAAAGGAAAACACATTGCTGGAATTACTGTTAGTATTGATGATCACTCACATCACTATAGCAAGTGTCACCATCTACTTACACAGATGTCAAGCACACCGATCAGTGGAACTACATCCAGCTGTCAGCCACTTCATGCGTTTTTGGTTGTGGCTGACCACCGGCATGATCACCCGAGAGTGGGTGGCTGTGCATCGCAAACATCATAGGCTGTGCGAACAGCCCGGGGATCCGCACTCACCACAGATCCATGGCATATGGAAGGTGCTGTTTGGCGGTGCTTGGTTGTACGCCAATGAAACTCGTAATCGAAAGGACATGGACCAATATGGAAAAGGTACTCCGGTGGATTGGATCGAGACCAATCTTTACAGCCGTTATCCTAATCTCGGCTATCTACTTCTTCTTTGTATATTAACAGCACTATTCCATGGCTGGGGCATCGTGATGTGGTTGACCATTGTTGCCTGGATCCCATTCTGGGCCGCAGGCGTGGTAAATGGTGTTGGCCATTGGTGGGGCTATCGTAACACCGATACACGAGACTGCAGCCGCAACATCGTGCCCTGGGGCATCATCATCGGCGGCGAAGAACTGCACAACAATCATCATGAATCACCAGCATCGGCCAAACTAAGCGACAAATGGTGGGAGTTTGACCTAGGTTGGCTGTATATCAGAACACTAGAGATCGTGGGACTTGCCCGAGTCAAGACCCGTTAAGAACACACCTTAGGACCGGTATTAAGTTACCGTAGTGTGCGCCGGCTGCTGGCGCGGGCAAAGCGATTCGCTACCGTGGGCCCCGGAAGTGAGCGATCAATAAGTTAAAATTTTATATAATTTTTGATATTGTTCTGCAGAAACAGAAATTCCTGACCAATTCAAGGCTGGTTTTATGTTATCAATGAATTCTTGAGCAACGATGTGTTTGAGGTCATAATAAAAATGATTCCAGTTGTGCTCTAGGATTGGTGACATGTCTTTGATAATTTCAGTTAGTTGGCGGCTGGACATCCTAGAAAGATCCTCTAGTATTTTAACCACTGCCCCAACTCTTTCTCCGGGGTCAGTGATGTCATCATAGCCTTCGTCCCAATAATCTCCGAATGTTTTGAATCCATACTCTCGGAAATATTTCAAATTTCCTGCCCCACCCAATAAGAGAAACGGTTGTTTGCAAACAATGGGTTTGAATATTTTTTCAGTGAGATGTAATTTCCTGGGGTAGAAAACAGTTTCTGTGATCACTTGTACAAATGCACGTTGAGAATTCGCTACGTCAACGGTGGTGCTCAATGCTCCATGCGGTTCTTGGGTATCAATGTGCAAGTCAGTGAATTTGTGTTTGTGTCGCTGGAAGATTTCATAACTGTCTTTGGTATATTCTTCAGTCGACTCAATGATATTTTCAAGTTCTTCTATCCCCGGATGTTTGAAGCTGATAAGACCTCGGTGGAACAAGTCTTTATCGTGTACCCTTGATAAAAAATCAATGCGATGTGATCTACGCGGATTTACTATGTGCTGGTAACTAACAAATAAATACTCGTGACGTGTTTGAATTTCAATGTTGTTCTTCCAATAGTTTCTATACCAATCAATGGCAGCAGTGGCATGAAAAAAATAATAGATACTTTTGAATCTAATAAATTTGACAAAGGAGTTGAATGCTGTCGACTTCTCACTGGTAACAATAAAGCTGTTAAAATCCAACGATTGATTAAGCCAGCGGAAATTGGGGTCATCGTTGGCTCTATTTTTTATCACAGATTTGATTAATGTTCCATCTAATGGTTCTTGATCAAAAAATGTAATTATTCTCAACGACGATCGTGCCGAGGGATCTGATATCAACGAAAATCGATAAAACGGGTCAACTGGAAGAAATTCGTTGTTGACATAAGTCACAAAGTTTAGATCTTTGAGAAATCCATTGTAGATATTACGATACCAATAATTGACGGAGTCCATATGAAAAAAGTAGGTTTTGTAGGAATTGGAAAGTTGGGTTTGCCGTGCGCAGAAGCCATGGCTGCTTGTTATAGTGTCACCGGCTACGATATTTATCCAC